GGTCTGCCAGGTCCTGGTTCTCTTGCGGGTTCCCGGACCCGAACGGGTCATCTTGTCCGTCACGCCGGGCCAGCGCGGCCAGCGAATAGTTCTGCTGCTGGAGATACGGGGTATCGCCGCCCTCGGCCGGTGCCAAGTTGAACTTTCGGCGAGCGTGGTTCGGCTCGAAGATTCCAGACCCGACGCCCTCTTTAAGAACATTCATCTGGGTCTGGCTATCCATCATCAGCAACGCTTCCAGGTCAAACCGGAAACCCTGGTTCGGACTGACTTCGAGCCCATCGTTCAAGAGCCGCTGAATGTCAGTCAGGAGCCTCTGTAGGCACTGCGAGTAATACTCCTGATTCAGCGCCTGAATGTTGTTGTAGCTCGGCATCTGACCCACGCCGATCTTGTACGGCGGTACGTGGTAGACGCTGCAAACAACCTCGGCAGTCCAGCGCAGCTGCTCGATGAGCTGCGCGTCCGTAGCCGTCACGGCCATCGGCTCGTACTTCAGTCCATCACCAAGGACTGCCACCTTGCCGGCGTTGTTCGCGCCGCTGTAGTTGGCCTCCCAGTGGCGCTTCATGCGCTCGGCGGTTTCGTCACTGATAGCCCCCGGGGCGGTCAGGATGCCGCCGGGGTTCGAGTTGTTCCCGAAGAACGCCGCCGAATTGTTCTGGATGTTCCGGCCCTGAATCACTGCAGTGGCTGCCGCGTACAGGGGGGGCAGCCCGACCAGCGGGTGATACAGGCAGTTGTATCGATCGTGAATGATTTCTGACGCGGGCACGACGATCTGACCGTCCACAGTGCCATCATCCTGCTTCACCTGGGCCAACTTGTCGGCGTTCAGTTGGTAGTACACGTCCCCGCTGTCGGATACCAACGGGCACACTCGGTCCGGGTGCAGGACATGCAGCCGGGCGACTGCGCCGCTGGCATCACGATCCTTGAGCACATAGGTATTCCCCCTCGCGCTCTTGGAGATCGACCAGCACTCTAGAAACTGGCTGCGGGTTTGATAGTTGTTCGGCTTGGCGAGAAGCCGTGTCAGCCGATTCCCGTCAAGCGGCTTCCAGACGCCATTTCTGTCAACCTGATGGAGCTTCAGACCAAGCTTGGCCGTGTCGGACGCGATAAGCGTGATGCAGGCAAACACGGCGTGGAACGCGAGCATGTCTTCCTGCTTGCACTCCATATTGCGCTGCCAGGCACCAGTGAACGGTTCGCGGATGATCGGCCACCAGCCGCCACGCCCTTCAGGAGGCGTGAGCGCTTTCCGTTCGCCTGCCGCCGCTACGGCCTGAAACAGGGTTCGGTTAGCCACCGGTCATCCCTCGGAATATCAGCGTTGCAAACAACAGAAGAAAGATGCCAGCTGCGATAAGCGCCCAGCCGGCGCCAGCGATTAGGTAAACCCCAGCGACCACTAAGCCACCTCCGCCAATCCCGCTCACAGCCATCCATAGGCCAGCAGACGCCAGCCAAGACAGAATGACGGCGGCCAGCGCGGTTATGCGCCGCAAGGCTTGGCAGAGCTTATTGGTCATTTCTTCTCGGCCTGGATGTCTCGGCGGCGATACTGCCGCTTCTTGCGCACAGGCTCATCCTGGGCGACTTGGTTGGACGGCGACTCGGGTTCGACCACTCGTGTTTCGTATGGGCGAGCGAACCCCAGGCGCGTCAGGACGCGCGCGGATTGCGCATCAACGCTACGCACATCCCCGGGCTTAGCCCCAGGTGCGCGCTTGACGTACTTGATCTTGGGCATCTTGGTACGGGCGAGGCCCGAAGGCCCCGCCCTGCTCCATTACGAGCCGGTGTTGCTGTAGTCGACGCCGGAGACGTAGGCCACAGCCTGCGGGCGCCGCTTCGCCCAGTTGATGAACCGCTCGGCCCGGATCGCGATGCTGTTGGTTTGGAACATCGAGACCAGTTGCGCGGCGGTCGGCGTAGCGCTGTCGTTCGTCGGGTTGTCCGCCATTTGCAGCGACGCCTCGCGGGACGCATCGACCACCACCTGGCCATCGTCTGCCAGGTAGATGTCTGAGGCGTTCACCAGGATCAGCAGCGACCCGGTCGAATCGGTCGGCACGTGGTCCGACACGATGACCGGCAGGCCGAAGAACGTACCTCCCGTCAGCGACAGATCGGGATACTCGCGCTGGCCCAGCGGGTTGAGCGTCATGGACAGCGAGAGCGCCGTCAGGCTCGACATGATGAACACGCCGGACGAGGGCGACATATTGGCCGCCAGGAAGGCCGCCATCAGCGCTTGCACGTCCGCGCGGGGGTCGCCGCTGGACGGGATCGGGGTGACGCCGTTGGTGATCGAGGCGGGGGACACACCCGCCGAGGCTGCCTTGGCCGGATCGATGAAGTCGATGTCCAGGCGCGCGCGGATGGCCTCGGCCAGGGCGTTGCGCACCAGGAGGTCCGCGCTGGGGCTGGAGAAGCGCACCAGCTCTTCGGTCAGGACGGCGATGTTCGCCACCTTCGCGAAGCCCAGCGTGGTCGCGGCGAAGTCGAACTTGGTCAGCGGCTTGGGTTTGCCCTCACCAACCCAGTAGGCGTCTCCGCCCGAGGTCTGTCCAGGGATGCGGACATTGAACGGCACGCCGAACAGGCTCGGGATGCCACCCTGGCCGAATCGGCCCAGGATCGTCTGCGGACGCAGATAGGCGACGAAATCGCCGGCGAAGTTGGTGTAGTCCACCAGCGGGGCCGCCCAGGTCGGGTCGGTCGTGGTGCCGGCAGCCACGGCGGCGCGGAGCACATTCTGGATGCGCGGCAGGTCAGGGTACTGCGCCTTGGCGATCTCGATGGCCTGAGCCGCGTTGCCCTTGGCTGCCGCCAGGCACTTCACGTACCGGGCGAATTCCACGCCCTGGGGCAGGTTGTGCTTCACTTCGATCACCTTGCCGGCGCGGGCCGCAGCAGCGTTGTCGAAGGATTGGCCGGCTTCCTGGGTGACGGGAGTCGCCTTTTCGATCTGGGCCTTTTCGAAGGTGTCCAGACGCTTCAGGTGATCGTCGATGCTCTTGATTTCGGCCTCGTAGCCGTCGAAGGCTTCCTGCTCTTCGGCGTCCAGCGTGCGACCTTCCTCGGCCGCCTTGTCCATGAGTTCGGTCAGGGCGTCGGAGACAGCCTTGCGCTTCTCCTGAAACGCCTTGCGTTGTTCTGCGATATTCATATCTTTGCCCTCCTTGGGCGTCGGATTGATGGATTTGCGTTGCTTGGGTGCGGAGACGCCCGCGGGGGAGTTGTCCAGACGCACGACGCCGTCGCGCTTGGTGCCAGACGAGGCGCGCAAGGCGGTGTCGAACGACTTGACGGAAGTGATAGATGCTTCGGCGTTCGCTGGGATCGTGACGGCGCTCAGCTCGTACCAGTCCCACTCGGAGAACTCGATACCGCCGTCGTCCAGGAATGCGTACTTGATGGGCCGGAATCCGATGGACAGACCGCGGACCAGCCCGTGCTTGATGGACTGCCACGCCTCTTCCAGGCGGGCGGCAAGCTGACTCGGCGCCTCGATCTTGGCCAGCCGCGCCACGATCTCGATTCCAGCGTCGGTCACTTTCGCCGCCACGACCTGGCCGATAGGCTGGGCATGGTCATGCTGGAACAGCAGTGGCACAGGGAGGTTGAACTTCGCGCCGGAGGGGACAACGATGTCTCCCATCCGGTCGGTCCCCGGCGTGCTCGCGATTCCAGTGATCTCGCGCTTGTCCTCATCGACGGCCTTGACGACCATCGTGGAATAGACGCGCTTGGTGTTCTTCGGGTCCATATCGAACGCCCATAAAAAAAGCCCCGATTTCTCGGGGCTCATCCCAGGCCAAGTGCCTAGACGAAAAACAACGATTTCTCGTAATCGACAGGCGGTGCAGCCGCTTCGCTCGGCATGACGCCGATAGCCATTGCCAGCGCAACCATTCCATCGATTCGCCGCGTTTCGGACGGCTTTCCAAACTTCCGCGTGCCGGCGGTCGGGCCATCGACCGTAATCGCGTTGGCCGCGCACATGGTCAACACAGGATGGTTGCCGTGCTTCAGCTTCTTGCCCAGCAGGCGAGTCTCCAGCTCTCGCAGTGCAGGGCTCATCGACGCGAATCCCTGGCCGAACTCCACGAACTTTTCTAGCTCAGCAGGGGTGAAACCAGCTTTTTCCAGCCAAGGCCTCAGGAAACGCATGTTGTAGCGGTCGAACGCGAGCGCCTGAACATCGAAGCGATCGAAGACGGCCCGGAGGTATTCCGCCACGTACTCGTACTCGATGGCCCGCCCGGGCGTCAGGTTCAAGTGACCTTCCCGAGCCCATTGGTCATAAGGCACGCGGTCGGCCCGGCTTTTCTCGGCGATACCATCTCCAGGCAACCAGAAGGTCGGCGCTACGCTCCCATCCGACCCCACCAGCACCAGCGCCGTGAGGTCTGAGACGCTGGACAGATCCAGGCCGCCCCAAACCGCCTCCCCTTCCAGGTCGGTCGGATCGCCGCCGTTCTCCGACCATATGGTCCTATTGATGAATGGGCTCTTCGCCTCAACCCGCTGGTTCAGGATCAGGTTGCGGTAACTGGCCTCCATGCTTGGCAGCCGCTTTGCGTCCGCCGCCTGCTTTCGCACCTCGTCCCGGTTCATGAACACGTCGAAGTGCGGATTAGCGGCTCGGATAGCCTCGTCCGAGAACGGGTCCAGGTCCAGGGGCGCCGTATGGAGCGCCACTTTGATCCTGGGATCGGCACCGGTCTTGGCGTCATCAATCAGGATGCTCAGCAGGTCAGCATCGGTTGGCGCCTGGGTGCTGATGATGATCGACAGGGGCTGCTCATGGGCGGCCGACGCGGTCTCAATCGCCTCGTACAGCTCCGAACGCGGTCCCTTGACCTGCCCCAGCTCGTCATGAACGGAGAACACCGGGCTCAACCCGTAGGCGGTCGAGGCTTCAGCCGACAGCGCCCGGTAGACCGTACCCAACTCCGGGCACACCAGCGTCTTTGCCGACTCCTTGACCTGTACGTACTCGCTCAGGTCCGGCGACATTCGAACCACCTTCGAGGCGTACCCGAAGAGGATCGACGCCTGTTCACGCGACTGCGCCGCGCTGTAAAGCTGGCTGTTCGGCCTCGCCTCCGGTCCGCAAAGGTGCAAAAGCAGGAGGAACGCGCTCGTCGCCGTCTTGGCGTTCTTCCGAGCCATGCTTAGGATGAACGTCCGCGTCGGCGTGTCGTATATCTGCTTGATCCAGCCCTTCTGCGCCCCGGTCAGCGTGGCCGGCTTGCCGACCAGCCTCCCATCGGGGATCCGGCAGTGCTGCTCGATCCACGCGATATTGCGGTCGCCGCGGGTCAGTCGCTTGCGAGTTCCCATGGCTTCCTGGCCCGGGCCTTGTTCGCATTGGCGCGGCCCACCGTCGCCGGGTGCGTCGTGGCCTGGCGCGTGATCCTCAAGCGCGTGGCCAGAGAAGAGGCCGCCCGGCCTTCCCGCTCCTGCATTGCAAGCAGCCGGTCGTAGCGTTTCAGACCATCATCGTCCGCCAACCATTTCCGGTCGAAGTTCAGGATCTCGTCTGCCAGCAACCGCGCTTGCACTACGTGGCGGCAGTACATCTCCAGAAGCGGCGCGTGGACGGCGGAAAAGGCATCTGCTGGCTGGTCCTCGACGGTTTGCAGCCACACTTCCCGCTCCGCGTCGGTCAAAGTGACCGGGGCACGCAACCTGTCGCTACGGGCAACGGGCGCAACTAGGGCCGCGACCTCCATCGAAGCCGCGGACTTTCTTCCTCGTTGCGCCATGCGAAATTTAGCTTTTTCCTACACGTTTAAGAGAAGAAGGCTGGGCGCGCGGTCTCGAAGGACTCGACCTCGGCTTTTCCCGATACCCCCCCCGGGGCTCTATCCCTCTACCGGCCACCCGTCCGGCCCTATCGCTGGCGCCTGGGTGCCGTGCTCTTCCCGGCGCTTCACGCTGTCATGGCATGCCTTACACAGCGGCTGCCAGTTGTCCCGGTCCCAGAACAGTTTCTGGTCACCCTTATGCGGGATCTTGTGGTCGACCACCGTAGCGACTTCTATCCGCCCTTCCTTCTGGCAGTACACGCATAGCGGGTTGCGGCGTAGGTAAGTCTCTCGCGCCTTGCGCCAGCGGCTTCCGTAGCCACGCTGGGCGGCCGTGCGCTTGTCATCGCGCCAACTCGGCTGGCTCACAGCGTACCCAGATGACCCAGCCCTTCCGGATCGTCGCCTTCGTCTTGTTGCGCGGTCACTGCCTCGGCCAGGTCGGCAATGGCATCAGCCTGCCGGCGAATCGCTGCGGCCAGGTCCGTTTGCACCTTTACGCTCGCTTGCAACGCCGCGATCAAGCCGTCCATCCCAGCAGGAACAACAGAGAGATCGGCGTCACC